ATAAAATGTCTTGACAGTCTCGAAATGGTAGATTATAATGAGCGTAGTCTTGAAATCGTAGACAAGCCACAAATCAATCTATTATTTAACGAGGAAGGAGGAAATGACATGAGTACAATCGTTGAAGTAATCAGCAAAAGAGTCGAGGATCGAGGCACAACAATCACGCATTTGTCAAATAAAACCGGAATAAGCAACGACCTTCTGGGAAGGAGCTTAAACGGCAAAAGAAAGTTAAAAGCCGACGAGCTTGTGAAATTGTGCATTGCCCTCGATCTTTCTCTGGACGACTTCAAAGAAGCCGCAAGGGAGGGCGCATAAATGAAAAATAATTTTTACCCCTCATACATTCCAAAAAAATGGATCCACTACACGCGCCACAAAAAGAGCCGGATCCGCAAGAAGTACCAAAACCGGATCCTGCGCTACGTTCGCCAGCATGAGCGCGACGCTGAGACAAGTCTCTTTTTACTATACAACACACAGAGTCGCCTCGGAATGAGCGCGCAGGAACTATTGAAAGCAGCCGAGGGCTTCGGCCGAATTGTTATAAACATTCCACCGGTGCACATAGGTGCCGCGCTTCTCTCGAGAGTCCCAGAACTGGACGCGGTGCCAATTTTGCCGGATCCATATCCGCAGGAGGAATTGGAAAAGCTCAACGAAGCATTCCAGCAGCTTGCCGACGCTCTGGCCGAGACATTCAAACCGGTGCTTGACTGGCTCACAAAGTTGGCCCGTAAGCTCGCGAAATGGGCGCGCGACGTCGTGGATCGCCTCTGGTGCAACAACCGCCGCTGGTGGTATATGGCAGAACACCACAAAAAGTACCGGATCCGCAAGAAATACAGAAGCAAAATAAACCGCGAGGCTGCAAGAAAAGCCCGGGAGCTCCTGCCGCTTTTGACAGAGGGCTCGGAGGACGACGCAGAACCAAGCGACGAGGAGGAGGGACCATAGCAATGACATGGCCTTATGTGTGTGATATATGCGGCGCCGCACTTGACGCCGGAGAACGCTGCACCTGCGAAAGCGACAAGGAACGCGACGACGAAGGGAGGCAGCAGGACAATGAGAAACAAACGAACGCCGGCCAGAACAGCGATTTGCCGCGTATGCGGTAAAGATTGGCAGCTCAGCACTCTGGCGGTTATTCCACCGGAAGGCTATATTTGCCCGGTGTGTGAGACAACACAGAGGAAGGAGCGAACTTATAGCAATGAAAACTCTCAAAATAGTGGGTACCAGAACCCCGGAAAAGCTCAACGTCAACCTCGAGGCTATACCGCCCAACGAGAGCGACGCTCTATGTCGGGCAATACTTCACGGCATGGCCGCAATTTTTGAGGATCCTGCCGTCCGGGCTGACTACGAAAACTGGAAAAAACAAAGAGAACTCAGAAAGGAGGCAGCAGCTACATGAAATACATGGGAAGCAAGACAAAAGTCGCTCGCTACATAGTGCCAATTATTCAGGACCAGATCAACCGCAGCGGCTTCGAGACATATCTCGAGCCATTCTGCGGAGGCTGCAACATCATCGACAAGATCGAGGCACCCCAGCGCATTGCGAGCGATTGCAATAAATACCTGATCGCCCTACTGCAACACGTTCAAAGCGGCGGCGAATTGCCGGGCTACATAGAGCGCGAAGAATACGCAGCAGTACGAGCAAACCGTGACGCATATCCTGAGTGGTATGTCGGCTATGTTGGTTTTGTGGCCTCATATAATGGCCGATTTTTCGACGGCGGCTTTTCGGGAAAGACACAAACAACCGGAGGGCTCCGAGATTATCAGGACGAAGGACGCCGAAACATTGAGGCCCAGCGCAAAGATCTGGAAGGTGTGCTTTTCTTACATAAAGACTACCGCGCATGGAAGCCGGAGCGCTGCGTCATATATCTGGATCCACCATACGCCAACACGAAGCAATACAAAAGCGTCGAACCATTCGACCACTCAGAACTCTGGAACATTGCAAGACTCTGGAGCCGTGACAATATTGTGCTCGTGAGTGAGCAGGAAGCGCCGGAAGATTTTGCACCGGTTTGGATCCATACTGTGAGCCGCACCATGAACCAAAATAAGACCGTGCCGGCCACCGAAAAGCTATTCGTTGCGAAGGAGGTGCTGGAGCGTGAAGGCATTACTGCGGCGATTTAAGAAAATTATATTTTTCGATACAGAGACGACCGGCCTCGATCCTGAAAAGGATCAGATCATCGAGCTGGCGGCCGCTCTGGTAACAGAAAAAGGCATAGAGCTCAAAATTGACACCTTCTGCAAATTGCCAGAGGGCGAAAAGATACCGGAGAAGATCGTCGAATTGACACACATCACCGACGACATGCTCGCACAGCGCGGGATCCCGTATAAAGAAGCCTGCAGGGTATTCTGCAACATGATCCACAGCGACAGCGAGGTGCTGCTGGTGGCTCACAATATACAATTTGACCTGCTTTTCACTCTGGAAATGTTCAAACGCTGCGGCATGGTTCCGAAAGCTCCAAAATTGCGAGCTTTGGACTCTCTGACGGTATACAAGGACCGCGCAGCATATCCTCACAAGTTGGAGGCTGCTATTGAGCACTACGGCCTCACCGGGAGCGTACAAAACAGCCACAGAGCGATCGACGACGTGCTCGCACTTTACGAGGTAACAAAAGCAATGGCCGCGGAGCGGGACGATCTGGAGGACTACATCGACTTAATAGGCTACAACCCGAGATACGGAGTCACCGGCCGGAAATTGAACCAGCTCACATACTTGCCGCAGTCGTACAAGCTCGGCTGCAGGCTGCCAGACTTAAAGGAAGGAGGATCCGCGCAATGAGCGACGGCGTAATTATTACAATTATTATTTGCGTAACGCTGGTAATTCTCAGCTACAACGCCAAAAACGGAGGAAATAAGAAAGATAAATAGGAGGCACCAAATGAGCGACGAATACAGCCGCGAGGCGGTTTTTGAATTGCTGGGCCAGACTGTCCCAGAGAATGAAATGCAGAGGGCCGAGTCCTATGCAGACAAAAAGCTCAAGCGCGCAATAGAAACACAACCCGAGGACGCCGAGACGTACCGCTCCGGCTGGTACCGCGCCTTGTTGGTGGCTGACTTAGTGAAACAACTCGCTTTTTCAGACTTCACGATCGCGCTCTGCGAGCTTAGAAACTACGAGCCAAAAGGAGGCATACAGAAAAATGCAGAATGTTGAAGAAATTAAAAGGGCCAGACGCCCAGAACGTCCAGCCCCAGTGACCGCGAAGAAGGAGACGGCGCTCTCGCCTGAGTCCGTCCCAAAACACGAAGATCACAGACAAATTATAGCACGAAAGCGCAAAAAAAGAAAGTGGAAAAACTCGAGAAGGCTCCGCATTTTATACATGCGCAGAGCTCTCGCGGTTGTTGCTCTGTTGCTTTTGGTTTTTGTTGTGCTATTTATCGCAACAAGAACCGGAGACACAGAGGCAGAAACTCAGGCAGCGGGACAAACCGAAGAAACAACCACTACCCCAACGGAGGCACCGGAAACCGGATATTTTGCCATATATATGACGGCAGACGGTGAGCCGCAGCTCATTGACATGGAGAGTCTTGCAAATGCGTGGGCCGCTGAGGCTGGTTTTGAGGTTAGGTACCCACTAACAGACGCCGAGCGCTATGAGGTGGCCCAAATAGTCACCGCAGAGGCAGCAGGCGAACCTCTGGCCGGAAAAATTGCAATTTGTCAATGCTTGCTGCAGGCCAGCGAGGACGACGGGATCAGGCCGCCAGAGGCAGCAGTCCGCTACTCTTACGCGAAAAGCAGGCCGGAACCTACTGACGAGGCCCTTCTGGCCGTGACTTATGTCTTTGACTTCGGACTCATAGCAACCACGGAGCCGATCAAATATTTTTACAACCCGGACAGAGTGTCGAGCGACTTCCACGAGTCGCAGCGCTATGTATTAACCATTAACAACCACCGCTTTTATGCGGAGATTAAAAAATAAATAGGAGGATCACATCATGGCAACATTAACACAGATCGTAACCACAGAAAAAGCAATCAACTGGGAAGAATTGGCCCAGAAAATCAGAAACAACGAAAGCGGCCTCAGAGTCGGCGACATTGTAACAGAGCAGACGCTCGACGGCGAGGAAATGGATCTCGTTATTGTAGACATGGGCGACGGCTGGGCTCGTTTTGAGAGTAAAGACTGCCTGCAGGCAGAGGTTCCATACAACGAAAATAATCGCAACGCCGGCGGCTTCTCCGCTTCTGACGTCAAGAAACACCTCAACGAGACCGTATTCAACAATTTGCCGGAGGAGCTTCGCGCTGTTATTGCTGAGGTTGAGAGAACTCAGGAAAACGGCGAGACATTCCGCTGCCGTCTCTTTTTACCTACCGAGTCGGAAATGTTCGGAAACTGCTGCTATTCTGGCGACGACACATACCCACAGATCGAATACTACAAAGACCGCCGCAACCGTATCAAATGCGACAAGAAAGGCGGCTCTCCTGATTGGTACTGGCTGGCGTCCGTGACGAGCGGCTCCTCTACTGGCTGCGTGG